TAGATATCCTTGAGCGGCCTCATGGAAATCCGTACCACGCGCCGTCGCCTTTTTCGTAATTCGATTTGCCTCCTCCTCACCAACACGCTTCCGCCAGTCACGAAAAATATCTCGGTTATAAAAACTAGTAACCGAAGTGATTGAAGGAACCCAATCGCCATTTGGGCATTGATAGAGTCTACAACCTGGAGTCTCACGTTTTTCAAGTTCAATGTCACCGAGAAAATTACAATGGGTAAATGTCATAGCATGCCTAATGAATGCTTGGCAAGGATGTATTCCTTAACCAATCCAGAACGAACGATGTCATCAATAGTAAATTCAATTGATTCAAATGATTCCATAATAGAAATAACTTTCATAAAGTCACCTAGTCCAGCACGTTCAGAGTTGTTACGAAGATCAGTTTGAACTCCATCACCACAGAAGACAATCCTAGAATTATCCCCTACTCTAGTTATTATACTATCAAGTTCATGAAAATTCAAGTTCTGACATTCATCAACTATAACAATAGCATTATCAAGAGTAGTACCACGTATGAATGAAGTACTCCAGAAAGAAATAGTCTCCTGTTCTTTCAACTTACCATACAACAATTCAAAGTCAGTGTCCGTTGGCATCTCGAACATGTACTTTACCATCTTCTTGTATGGTACCTGGAAAAGATAAGACTTATCCTCATGATCTCCTGGAAGGAAACCAATCTCACGTGTAGATACAAGAGAACGAACGATGTAAATCTTTTCGTATGGTGTATCTAAATCAAGAACTTCTTTAAGTGCTTTGTACAATGCAATAAATGTTTTACCTGTACCAGCACATCCAAAGGCAAACAAATGTTTACCCTCATCATACGCTTTATAGAACTTCTCTTGATTCTCAGTGAGAGGATCAATTTCTACAAGGAGATCCGCATTGATAGGTTTCTTCCGTCTCATTTGTTTTGCCGTCAGTCCTACACCTATTGGATCGTCAGTCTTTTTCTTACGTGGCATACTTAACTATAGTCTCGGTTTTTACGAACAGTTGAACCAGGTTGTCTCGATGCTCTGTCTAGGACTTCATTCCATCCACTGGAATTGGCCTCCCCTTTAAGATGCATATCTCCTACTTCTCCCACTCCTGCAACACCTTTAGACCAGTCCTTATCCCAATCGGGATTAGCATCCTTCCACTTACCGTACTCTTTCATAGACATGACGAGCTCTTGAGTCTCTCCTGTCTTCTTGTTTACTAATGGGTATGTTGGCATAATAAGATAATGTGTAGTTTTATTTAGACCCACTGTAGGGCTTTCGCCACAACAGGGAACTGTTCAGTGAATATTCTTTTACATTCATTCGCTATATCCATATGTTCTTTCTGCGTACCATGTCCTGAACGTAGTTCAATATAATGTACCCAAGAACGAACACTACCAGTCATGTATAACTTAGTAGGAGTAGCAAGAGGTAGTACAAATCTAGCACACTCCTTTGCTACACCATCTTCTAACATCTCTTCGTATATATTTGTTGCCTCCTCAAAATGCTTCAACATTCTAGCATAATATTTTGTCTTTAGAGGTGGTTCTAAATCATCAGTACTATTCTGTCTGTTCTTTGTATCCTGACGACGTAATGCTGGTAAAGGTATCGTTCCTAACTGAGTGCTGTCTGCATACCTCTGTGAGAACTCTTGATAAGTGAAAGACCTATGCCTTAGTATCTGTGCAGCAAGACCCCTTGTAGTCTCTATCTCAAGGGTCATATGTGCTTGCTCAAAGACGGACCAATGTCCGTGCTTTATGCAGTAACTTAATAAACCACTGACGTTTGGATTGTCTTGGTTCTTCGGGTTGCTTACCCTCGCCACGTACCCCATCGTCTGTTCCGCTTCTGGGGTCACTGTCACCAACTTCACGTTCATGCTGTTTCTTTTCAAGTTTGAGTCGTTTTTTTAAAATCTTAGCGAATCTTACTTCCTCCTTAGTATACCATTTAGGATGTTCCTTCGCTCTTTTTATAATAAGTTTTGCTGCTTTTTTGTCCTTCATCAATAAGTCTCTTCCCGTAATATGCATTGAAATACGAGACTAAACCAGCAGTCGTAACTTGTTTGCGACACCATTCCTCAGCACATTCATAGATTGCTCTAGGTGAATGCGTACTTCCGAAATTTTTTAATAGAATGCTTAATGTTTGGGCCCTAATCGGGGTATCCATCGTCGTCATCCCATGCTTCATCGTAGTCTTTAGGAGGTGCAGAAAATTCTGTATCTGAATTGCGATAAGCATCTACATCAGAGTACACCTCAACCTCTAGTGCCTCCACTAGAGATTTCATATTCCTGACTATTAGTTTTAGTCTCTCTCGGTCCATAGAGTATTTATCACTGACTCATCATAACATAAAAAAGGAGGGGAATCAACCCCTCCAAATTCGTATCTGTAAGTCAGTTACTTACCTTGCACATACAGTTTTAGACTCTGTATGCTTGATGCCTCTGTAAACTAGTTCAGAGACTTGCTTCTGACAGGACTTGCTGTCATTGGTATCGTATTTGATACCACGGTAGGTGACTTGTGCCATTGTGTTACTCCTAAAGTAATTGGATTTTAAGGCCCGTTCCTTTAGTCGTTTGCGTCCCAATCACATCCTTTTGTTTCACTTTGCACGATCTGAATTAGTTCAGTGCGTGCTTCCTCATCATACTGCGAAGGTTTTATCGATTCGATAATGTCCTTAGCATCAGAACAAGTTAGAGAAGCAGCGAATAAGAAAGGAATCATGGGATGAACGCTCCGTTCCGCGACTTACTTGCGACCCGAATGGGTTGAACGATGTGTTAATAATAACACATATACTCTATATAGGCAACCAATACTGTATCAGTTGATACAATTATTTACATGTCCTCAATTTTGTCAGGACACATTATCCTTTCTGCTATGCCCAATGCATGTTTGTTATGTGATATTAACTTATGCATCCAAATTCTTTCCTCAAGAGTAACCTTTCTATCTAACTTAATCCTACAACAGATTTCAGTTAGCATTAATCGACTTTCTTTAGAGAGCATTGATAACAAGTGGTAAAAGATTATGTTCTGCTTGTTGAATTGCCCTCTGTAAGGACTCTGCAGTATCTCCTGGCAGAATAGGAACCGTTTGCTGTCTTATTATACCACCTGAATCTAATTCTTCTGTCACCCAGTGAACAGTACAACCAGTCTCATCATCACCTGACTTCAAAGCCTGCTCAACTGCATGGAGGCCCTTGTATTTAGGTAACAATGATGGATGAAGGTTAATCAATCGTCCTGCAAAGGCATCACAGAACTTCTTAGAAACTATCCTCATCCATCCTGCCATCACAACTAAGTCAACATTATATGCCTCAAAGAGTGCAATGATTTCATCTTCATCTTTACTATAACAGGAATTTATATCTAATCTATCTGCTCTCTTCTTTGCCTTTGCTTTCTTCTTATTATAAACCATGATTACTACATCATGATCTGGGCAGGAATGGACTATGTTCTCAAAGTTGCTACCATTACCGGAGCACATAATACCAAGTCTCATGGTTGACTCCAATCCTCATAAGGTGGTTCAGGTTCACCAACATAATGTTTAAAATGTTCGGTGTCAAAATATGATGGCCCAGGATGTTTTATCTCATCAAATGCTCCTTTCATCCTCCTATTATATTCCCTTTCATCTAACACCTCATTAATAACTATCTTCAACTCCTTAACCATCTCAGGAGTAAACAGTCTCCTAGGCCTGACAGTAGCAGGTTTATACTCACGAGGTTCAGATTTAATCTTTGCCCTCTCTTCAGGACTCAGTTTAGGACTAAGACCTTGAGTGTCAATGTAATCAATCTGAGGTTTGGGTTTGTTCATCACCATATTCACGTAGTAAACGATCTAATTCGGTTTCATTACCACCTAATTTAGCAGCCTGATATAGATTTGACTTCTGGAACCTCTTTAGTTTCTTATATTTCTTGAGTAACTTTGACATCTCATCATCATCAATCACGACTCTTGCCTTACCATCCTGTTCTACTTGAACGTTCTTAAATCCAGGAAGTTTTTTCTTACTCTTCGCCATCATCCTTTCTCCTTCTACGCTTCTTCTTCTGTGGTTTTGGTGGTTCAACATTCCAACGGTTAGGTGGAATCCTTCCCTCAGATTGCTTCATACCAATGAAGTCCTTCTTGTACTTATCATAATAAACATCAAAGATATCAACAGTTTTATCTCCCATAGCAATATCATAACGAATTTCTTCGTCTACCTTGTATTCAACAAGGTATGCAGTGTATGGGAGTTTTGTGTTGTTGTCTTCTTTAGGATTGCAATTTTCGAAAAGAGTACAAATCATTTTATCACCGATATTGTTGTCCACCACGGCCACCCCATTCTATATCTGGATAGGCTTCTTGTACAACCTCTAGAGATAAATTAAAGAACTCTTCTAATCTCTTGTCCTTAACAAACACCATAAGTTTTGCTTCATCAGGATGAAGTGTCTCTAATATCTGTATAAAGATGTTCTCTCTGCGCGTCTTAGAGAGCGATGGATTACCTCCTTGTATAAAGTTATAGAAGTGTCGTACTTCCTGCCTTAAAGAGGTGTGCTCAGTCCCTGCTGGTGCTTCATTAGGTTTGTATGGAACATTACCTTCTGGTAATGCTGATGATACGGAATCATCAAAGTTCCAAATGAGAAGTGAAACTAAAGCATCATTACGATGCTCACGTAACACTTCAATCTTCTTTGCTCTAGTTCTCTGTTTAGAAACTAGTTCTAGAATCTCAGATTGAAACGGATTAGGAGGTAACTTAACCTTTACCTTTGGAAGTGGTTTCTTAGCTTTAACGCTAGTCTTCCTCTTCTTGGGGCCACTCGCTAGGGTCACTCCATCCTTCTCCGGTTCCTGGTTGATCGCTGATGAACGTGTCGGCATTTTCAAATCTTAGGGCTAAAATTTCATCTGGGATAACGTTCCCATGTTGATCGTACATCTCTGGATGTAGATTGTCACGGTGGTAAGGGTTGGACTTAATAGCATGTTCTTGTGCTAACCATCCGACTCCAAAACCAACAAGTAAGAATAGTATACTACTTAGGGTAGTAAAAGTCAAGGTTACTATGAGAGTCTCGTTCATAAATCTACTCCTTTTCTAATGTCTAATGAAAATTCAAAGTAGATGTGAATCTCTCTCCTAAAGAAAGAAACCATCTGTCCAAATACAAACTTGAATGCTTTTGGTCTCCTCCTTTTCTTGATATTCTTATTGCGGAGCATCAGCTCAACGCCTTTATTTATTTCTAACTCAGGCTTTTTTTCTTCCTGGTTTTCTGTCTCGCTCATAACGATATGCGTCCTGAATCATACCATAAAGATAGTTTCTTATCTTTCTGGCCTTTGGTTTGGGTATGTGTCCGTATGCTTCACGGAGTTGTTGGTGATGACTGTCACGTCCTCCCTTAAGATACTCATCTAATTCTAGC